ATTGGTTGGGGCCGATCCGCCACCAGCATTATTTACTAAAAGATCTAAAGTGATATCTTTGTATTTTTGAAAGAATACTTCTATTGCTTTAGAGTCTGTTATGTCTAGATTGTATACCTCAACATTATCAGATATTAACTCAGATACTTTATATAGATTTCTTGAAACAGCAATAACTTTATAGCCATTTTCAGACAAACGTTTGACTGTTGCCAACCCTACGCCTTTGCTTGCACCCGTTACAATTGCTGTTTTCAATTATTAACCATTTCTCATTTGCATGCTATTGTGAATCCAATGTCCTGGAACCATATACTTGTAGCCAGATTTTACTGTGTGAGCAACATGGTGATATGGTGCAGAAGAAGGAAAAATAATAATACTTCCAGCTTTTGGCTTTATACCAAAATCAATTGATTTTTCTTTTACCGCAACATCATAATCTAAATCTGGAGACTTTTCTTTTAATATTCCATCATAGTCTGCAATTTTAAAAGATATTTCTCCGCCTTCGCAATCATCGTTTAAGTACATTACCAATGAATATCTTAAAGTTTTATCTCCATCCAGCTGATCAAAATGTGGACCCATACCCATTCCAGTATTGTATTTTTTAATATTAAAAACGGGAAAAAGGTTTGGCTCATCAAAATCTTTATGATCTTCAGCATAATCCTTACATACATTATAAAATGATTCTTGAACAGTATTATAAATAAAAGACATTTTGCTCTTATATGGCTCATCCATAGACAAGAACTCATTTGGAGAAAAAGCTTTTGTTACCCCATATATAAATTTTTTATCGTTTGAAGCAGTCCAATCTAGCCATGATGGTATGCCCTTTTCTGACTCTATCTGTGTAACTTCTTCAAGTGTTTTCATTAATTGATCAAAGTCTTTTACACCTGACTCATAATAATATACCTTTGGTCCTAAGATTACTTTTTCCATATTTTCCCCGTTTTAGTATTTATTCTTTGAATAAAAATCTCTTATTTTTATAAATCCAACAATAACGTATCTTATGGGACCTTTTTTTAAAAAAGCTGACAATTTATTCCAACTTCTCTATCTTATATTTATTTCCGTACTGATCAATTTTATATCCTTCTTTAAGAATTTCTTGCCATTCTTCTTTTTCAGCTTTTTGTAAATCCCTGATCTTTTTCATTTCTTCTGCCCACTTGTCACGAATTTCTTGTGGGTAATCTGACTCTTTTCTATCATCCCAAAAAGAACCAAGTGTATATCTCGTTCCCTTTTCTATTAAAGTTACTTCATGCATGTTTTCAAAACCACCCGCAAATACGGCAAGCATTCCTACTTTTGGTTTCAAGCTAATATCATGAGAGGGGAATTGAAGGAGTCCTCCTTGAAAATCATCATTTAAATATAAGAAGCCAGCATATCTACTTCTTTCAAATGGACCAGTATTTCCATGTTCATCTGTATTATCAGAATGAAGTCTTGCATACGCTCCTGGTTCCCATTTTTGAGTATGGTAGCCAATTTGAACAATCTGTTCTGGCTTTAAATCATGAACAGATGCGATACCTTCAATAATTCCTTTTTTAATATCAGAAAAGATAGATGGCTCCAAATTAAATTTTGCCAACTCTGAATCTCCATCTTGTGGAAGTACGGAAGAATAGGATTCATAAAAAGATATTGGGGTCCAAGATAATTTTTCAGCACTGGCTTGCTCTTCTAAAACATTAATTAAAGAATCACATTGATCTTTTGTTAAAAAATTTTCATAGATAACAATATCCTTTGTTAGTCTATTCTTTTCATTTAAATTCATTTGCTATCACTTTCTTTTAAATTATTTATTACGTTTCCTTGTCTATCATATTCGTAATAATCTATGACTTTTATAAAACCAACTATAACGTATCTTATTGGTCCTTCTCCTACTGGACGAACTCCATGATGAAATTCTTCATCCCCTGGAAATAATAATAATGACCCAGGTTCTGGTTTTAATTCTAAATCTTTATTTTTAAAAAACAGTTTTCCTTCATTATAATTATTATTTAAATAAATAATTGCAGCATACTTTATTGATGGGTCCGTGTCTTGATCAGTATGACATTTTAACTCTACACCCTCTTGCATTCTTTGTATGCTACCAAAACCATTAAGAGTTATACTTTCATCTATTTTATATATATAATCATTTAATCTTTTTGTTATATCTGTAGTTACTGAATGTTTAGAAATATTTAAATTCTTATCTTCCCAATTTTGAGTTATTTCAAATAAGCCTTCTGCAACTAAATTTTCTACATCATCTCTTCCAAACTTTTCCAAACAAAATGGTTTTAAATTTGACATATATTCAATAAGCCAATCTTTTTCTGGAGTCGAATTAATAAGATCATTAAAATAATCAATTTCAGAATCAAGTAAATAATTCTTTACAACAAGAACATTATCTACTGGCGACTCTACATTAAAATTATTTTTTAATAGTTGTTCTTTTAATATACTTAACATTATGGCTGTCTATCTCCTGTATGCTCTGTTATAGTCCAAAAAAATGGACAGGTATATCTAATCCCGCTTTTTATTTCTGTCACGCCATGTATAAAATTTTTATCTCCTGGGAAAAAGTAAGCTGCACCTCTTTTTGGTTTAAATTTAATTCCTTGGTTAGGAAAATAAAGTTCTCCACCTTCATAATCATCATTTAAATAAAACAAGCTTGCAAGATCATACCAAGGAAAATCATTTGGCTTTCCTGCATCTGGGCCATCGTGCAATTCTTTATCAGCATGAGGATTTTGCAACTGCCCTGGAAGCCAGCGAACAATAGTTTGTCCTGTTGGCTGAGCTTTAACATTATAAAAATTTTCTATTACTGGCTGTAGTTTTTGAAACAAGCCTACAATTACAGGAACAATATTTTCATCATTTTTATTTAATGAAGGGGCACTTGCTACACGGTCTTTCCAATAACTAGAATCGTAAATTACAGTTCCATTTTCATTAACATGATCTTCTGTAATGTCCCAAATATTTATATTTCTTGCTGCATTATCTAAAAAATTAATTTCTTCTTCTGTCATAAAATTTTCTAATTCTACAATCATTGCCTTATCATCACCAAAAAATCCCGAAGGAGTTATTGATACTGGGGCGTTAAAATGAATATTTTTATTTGTAATTTCCATGCTACTATTATACCACCTGACTAGATGTAGTAAAATCATTGATTTTCATTGTTAAAGACTTTACTTCATGTTTTCCTATTGAATTTCCTTTGTGATCTACAGCATCTCTATAGAAATTAGTAAATCCGCCTTTGGCAGTCAATTCTGCCCAAGCTATTCCTCTTTCTTTTCTGAATTCATGATAATTTTCTTCAAAAATTTTATCATAAACATCTAATTCAATTTCAGATAAATTAGTTAAAGACAAAGGAATAAATGTAGCAATAGGCGTTCCAGCTTTTAAGATAAATTCAAAATTTGGTTTTGTAATCCTCCATGCAATTGGGTAGGGTTCATCTAAAAAAGAAGTTGATATTACAGAAGTGTAAGGGACTAAACCATCAATAAAAAGATTTGCTGGAGGTATGCAAAGTATAGACATATCCTCATCTGTTTTAAATTGAATTCCGCTATGAAAACTTATAGTCGCATTTGCCCTATTTGTATCTGTTAATTTTTCTCCTTGAAGTATATTTATGTGGTCTGAAGTTGTAGACACTACTCCGTCCCAAATAAATTTAATATCTTCAGTAAATGAAATTGTCCAGCCTATCTGATTTGCTAAACTTAATGGAAAACATTTATAAACATGTTTACCCGCAGTTTCATCCATCCAGTCTCTTTGAACTTTTGATTGCTCTATTACTACTGGATGGTTTGGCGTTTTGTAAGCTAAAATTTTAGTCATTGTCTGGCATATACATTTCTGGTGTATGGAATTTTTTATTATAATCTAACATAGTAACAATTGAATATTTTGTTCCAGATTTTACTGGCATAGCTCTATGTGGATACATATAGTTTGAAGGGAATATATATAGATCTCCAGCTTTAGGCTTTATGTTTAATTCTTGCAATCTAAAGTACAATTCTCCGCCTTCGTAGTCATCGTTGACATATGCATCAAGTGATTCTGTACAGTTATAAGAAAACCCATGATCTTGATGTTCTTGGTAATGCTGACCTGGACCATATTTAATAAAATTAAATGCTTCCCAATATTTTAATTCCATAATATTAAACATACTTCTATAATCTTCTACTGCTGCAAACTGAGCATCGTAAACATCTTGCCATACATCTTGCAAGCGTAATGAATCTTCTGTTGTATCTGCTTGTATATCTGTTTTTTTAAATTTAAAATCATAGCAGTCACGATATTCTGGCATCAATTGTTGATAACCTACATATGCTGGATACCAATGATATCTTTTACCATCATCAGATATCTGACCATAAGGTGCTGCTTTGCCCAATATATTTTCTAATTTATTAATAACATCAAATTCTGGCTTAATAACGTTTCTATAACAAACAATACCATTGCCTAGCATTTCTTTTTCAGTCCAAGTTTGCATTTTATTCCTAACTATACTCTCTTTTAGTCCAGACTTTTTTTCTGTAAATCCCGCCATCTGGTTTGCGGTACATTTTCATATTATCCATCATTTTATCATAGATTGTATTTGTTGATAGTATTTCTATTTCACTCTGCCAGTTTTCTCTTTTAAATGGAAGAATTTGCATATAAGGAGTTCCTGCTGGAATAGTGCCTTCCCAACCATTTATTATAAAAAACGGAAAGGTTCCAGATAAATGAACTTTATCATTATCTACAACACCAGTTGTATTTAAAAATGGTAAATCAAACCTATTCATCGGTGTCATATACAAACAACTATAACCTTCTGGAACTTCTAATCCCCAATCTGGTTGCCAAGCAAAATGATCTTTATAATAACCATTGGGGTGTTCAAATTGTGGCATGGGTGGCCTTGCTGTACAAAAATCTTTATACTGATTATCTTCTATCTTTACATCAATTTTATTTTGACTGTTTTTAAAAAATGTTATATTGCAAGGAGTTTTTAAAACATATCCAGTTGTAAAAGCATCTAAAATAGCTGGACAAGCTTTCCATGTTGGAATCATCCCATAATCATCTGTAGTTCCTTCTTTGGGAAAAGGACAAACTGTTTTTGGAGCTTTATAATATTCTCCATTATAAGGATTTTTTGCAAACCTATCTGCCTCTTTATACCAATCTGGTATTGATCCCTGAGTTGAACTAGGGGTCGAGATGCTGTCTTCTTTAAGCCAAGGTCTAAAAGACTTAAACTTAATAATGTTATTTTTTAGTTTCATAGATTAATGACTTAATGTATTTATATCGGTCATAATAACAACACAATACTTTGTGCCAGATTTTATAGGCAAAGAAGCATGTTCATAAATATAATTTGATGGGAAAATAGCAATATCTCCTACTTTTGGAGTATGAACAAAATTATCTAGTCTTGGAAATTTAATTTCCCCGCCCTCATAATCATCATTAATATAAATTACTGCTGATACAGTACAATTATAAGCTGGTCCATGATCAGCATGAATGTTAAAATGAGTACCTTCACCTTCATACTTTACAAAATTAAAAGCCTCATAATAAACAACATTGATGCCCCAATAATGAGCATAGTCATCTATACAAGTTTTTAATTTTTGATATATTTCTTCATGCAAATTAATTAAATCAGAGTTAAATTCATCTTTGGGACCAAGATTTTCTTGTTTATATTTAAAATCTACGCAATCTCTTGCTTTTTTAATTGGGGAGGTTGAATTTGTAACTTGGGCTTCAGACCATTTATATTTTTTATTACCTGAAAGGTTTGATTCAAGCACATTAATATATCTTTTTGAATCTTCTAAAGAAAAAACATTACGGTAAATATTTAAACCTAAACCAGGGTTACTGACTGATATTTTATCATTAATTTGTCTTGACACTCTATTTGATGCTGTTTCTGATCTATCTTTAGTAAACCAAAAATTTTCATTTTCATCATACACGTTCATTTACATTTCCTATCTATTATACTTACATTATATCATAAATTAAAAAATATTAGTTGGAGGTTTTACGCTTATCTTTAAAGGAGATTTTAAAAACTTTTCACCATTAGGTCCGATTCCGTTTTTATAAAATTGTGGAAATTTATATATTCCATTTTCTTGAAAATGTTTAGATCTTTTTTTTAAATATAAAATTGAATTTTTATTTATTTTATTAGTTACTGGCTGTATTGAAACATTTGTGTGTTCTATTAAATTTTTTGGATATATGTAAATAAAAGCAATCGGCATTCCTTTAGGAAAAACTACTTCTTTATCTTTTGCATTTATTTTCCAAGCAGTAGTTAATTCTTGATAATCATAAAAATCAGATCTTATTAATGTAGTAATGGGGCTTGCATCTTGAAACATAAAATTTGGTTGGCCCGTAACTACTAAATAATGTTTTTTACTTGTTTTTACAAAAACATTTAATAAAAAAGATATGGCTCCAGCACCTGGAGAATCTTTTGTTGCCAATTGAAAACCATTATAATTTTCACCAGAAACAATTTCTATATTATTTACACTTTCTCCATCTAAACCTTCTGATATACCGTTCCATTTAACAACAACATCTTGAGGTAATTCAATAACCCACCCGTGAGAATTTGCATTAATCATTGGAGTACATAGGTAAGCAATTTTATTATAAGTTTTATCCATCCAAGATCTTTTTATTCCAGATTGTTTAATATTTGGATAATCTATATTTAAATTATTTTTATAAAATTTTATTCAACCTTGAAAATATTCTTAACTCTTCTTGAATATAATCTTGGGGTATATATTCCATTACATATATCTTGAATATATTTAAAAGATTTATTTTTAATCCAG